TGCTTGCATATATTCTAATTAAAAATACCAATTAATATTCGAATTATTATTTAGAACTAACTACAAACCGCGCAAAATATGCGGAGTGTCATTTTTACCAGAAACAACAACAAGCTAGTAACGGTTGGAACACCATTGAAAACCCGATAGGCGGGGAAAAATATATGGTGGTCCAATCGTAGGACACTAATTTCTAGCTTGCTTCACCTTGGCGTTATTTTTAAATAACGTCAGGTGCGCCTATGGGGTGGGAGCATTTACCAAACGAATTGGCAAAGTTCCCTGAAGAAGTCCACAAGAGAAATCCTCCGCTGTAGCACGGTAGATGTCAATTGTTTCGTCTTCCAAAATTTTATCGCAGAACCAAGTAAAGCGAGTATTCGTGAAGAATTGTTGCTGCTTGGTATCTGTGGTCGTAAACTTCAAAGGTTTACTTGGTACTGGGCATATGGGGAAGTCATTATAGAAAGGAACTTCTATCTCAAAAATCCCATCACGTTGAGGGTTATTTATAACCATCGCAGTTCCGGGCTCAATTCGAGTTATAGTATCCTGACTTGATACAATGCTCCCCTGGTAAGGTCCCGTGATATCAGGGAACTGAAATGCACTCCCAGTTAACATCGCACGCTCTGATTGCAGTGTGGTGTTATTGTGCATTATTTTGACTCGCATCCCTCCTCGCATGTACCCGAACAACGGCAAGAAGTACGAGATCGTGTCCACGACGGTGGGGATATCAGTCGTAGTAGACGAGATATTATAAAGAGCCCAAGGATGGAAACGCATATAATTAAGATTGGGTGTAACAGTAACCGGTATGCGCGCGTTAAGATTGAATCTCTTGAACAATTGTCTGAGGGACACGATTCGTTCTCCAACTGTCTCGAGGGATATGGATTCCGACGTTCGGGGTACGCGAAACCAAGGATCAGCATCATCCTGACCAGATTTTGCTTGGTCTTGCTGAGTTGGTTCCCACATCTGAGCCGTTGTTTCGCGATATTGGCGAACACTCATAGTCATCTTTGGTTCCTTTGTCGGAGGGGGTGGTACTCCACTATCTACAGTAACAGGAGAACCAAAACAGTACTCAGGACAGGCAAATTCCATACCATCTCCAGCGTATTTTTCAACTATGACACCAACAGTAGTTGACGCCAACGTGTTAGTAACGCGGAGAGGATCTAAGATTAATACCTGTAGAGTACCAGTGCAGGGTGGATTTAAAGATGGTGCACCACCCTGCGTTGGGCTGTTACGGACCCAACCTGCATTCATAACATAGGGCACCTCAAAAGTGAACTCGGACTTATCCTGTAAATCAATAATTTGAGAGTAGCACATGTTTGGATCATACACCGATGTTGTCGCACCGATAGTAGATTGCCAAACAACGGCCACCCGAATTCTACCAGACTGAAACTTCTCAGTCTTTACAAATTTAAAGTCATATTTTATTGGTCCTCGCCACTTCTGAAACGTCCTAGCCACATAAGCCAAATGAGTGAACACGTAATGGTTCGCGTATCCAGTCAAAGGCTTCATCTCACCTATGGGACTAATCCTAGTCGAATAAATGACAGTACCAGCTGTCTGAGCTTCCGTAATTTCAAAGAAATCATAATAATTTGGAGTTCGAATAATATGCTGGATTGTCATTTCATCAACCTCAGTCCCATACAACTGTTTCTGACCCACCGAATTTGTCGCATCCATAGCCAACTTCTTACTCATATCAATCCCGTTAAAATTTGCAAAATATTTCGCAGATGTTATCTGAACGGGAGTGATTGCAGCCTCTGTTGTGGGCTTGCTGAAACCGAATGCCGCCGCAACCCCCCCAACAAAAGAGGCCGCAGCAGCAACCGGAGCAGCAAAAGGCTCCAAAATTGGCACACCAGCAGCAGCCATGGCAATATCTCCAACTGCCCTAGCTGCCGACGATATGGGTCCTGTAGACGCAACAACTCGCTCTGCCTTCATATCCACCTGCGCAACGGTTTCACGCGCACAAACTGGCCCATCTGCTCCTCCAAACGCACCAATAGAAGCAGGTATTTTACAGTCAAAGAGTTCGGCATCCTCTCCGAATGCATTAATGTTCACACCTGTTGGAATGTGAACCTTCGCATTCTCGAGATGACCCCAAACACTGTAACCCAATGCAGTAGTTCCTCCAGCAAGCTGACCATAGACAACGATATTAATTCTGCCCAGGGAAAATTGTGGATTTATCAAATTTATTTGTGACTGTGGTAAAACTAATGGAATTCGCAATTCCATCGCCTTCTGAGTGGAAATATCCATCTTGACATTTGGAAACCCACTCATACATGTAAGACTCTTCAACTGAAGAGAATTCCCTTGATAGTTCTTATAATAGGGGAAATCCCACATAATCAACCAACCCTGTTGAAAAGGTTGGGGATTCACAGTCACACGAATAACGAACTCGCCCTCAACAAAGGTGAGCCCATTCAATTTTTCTCGAATCGGGGCCAACTGCATCCACGCATCTGGTAAGTGAAAACTACGTATACTAGTCCCTGGAGTCTGAGCTTGAGTCCAGGAGCCAGTATACATCAACATGGGCCGCTTCAACCAACTAACAATTGAGTGCTGATGCATTTCAGTTGCGGTTAAACCAAGCTCCCTTGGCATCTCCTTGGGAAAGGCATAGCCAGCACTAGCTACACCTCCCTGATCCTGAAATGTAACAATCTCTCGCTCAGTAGCAGAAGAATTCTGCTCTGAGAATACACCTGTCGTATTTTCTGACTCGTTACTCATTTTAGTTGTACTTTCATGGGGGGTTTGGTTGTACTCAACCATCGAGATACTTTAAAGCAGGAGCTAAGTTAGTATCAGACTCTAATGGAATATAGGGCCCGGGAGTTGTCGAAACACTTGACTGAGCTAACTATTTATCCAAGTAAAATAACATTATATGAAGATGAACCATCTGGGGACTCAATGAGAGTGAGTCTAACACTCTAATCCTCCCAAAGCTTCCAGATGGAATAAATGAATATTTTTGTTATTTTTGAAGTCGTGTAACACGAATAGCTTCACACTACACGGGATAGTTTAACCTCCGCACCGTAGCAGAGAATTGCTCTTCAACCTCTTTACAAACATCAGAACCCGCTTCACCCAGTACTGGCCATTGTTTCCGCTGACCGGCGTAATGAGCACTTACAAATCTACTGAATCCTTTCGAACCAAGCGCCAACCTGCAAGCACCACAGCAAAACTGGATAATTAAGCATTCCTATTCTAGATCCAAGGCATCAAGCAATACTTGCTCCCATCCATTCTTTGATAAGTATAATACGTCTCAAATTTTGGTCTAAAACGACGGAGGAGCCGCGCCGCTTTCTGAAAATCCTTCATATGTTCATCAAACGTGTCCTCATCATACTGCGCCAACTCATAAGCAGCCATCTCCATAATTGTCGAACACAAAGAATGATGATCATCCTTACCACGAACCCACTGTGACATCTCCAACACTATTGGCAGCGAAAGAGGAGCTCTCCACTTCATCAAATCCGAATCGAAGACAAAAGATCTCTTCAAAAATTTTATTTCCTCCAACGAACGGAAAAGAGGCGTAACATCATTCTTCATCTCATCAGTATACGTAAAACCAATCTTTGCGAAAGCAGCCATAACCGTATGCATATTAAAAAGGTGTGCAACCTCATCAGCAACGCCAACCCAATTGTCGTCACCAAAATTTCCAGTATCAACAAATTCATGGAACCTCTTTAGACCCTCATAAGGAGTGCCTAACATTATCAATAACCAAACATAACGAATCAAAAGCGAATTGATGATTGAATTAATTATGACCGTCAATGGGTTACCACTAGGCTGAGAGTGGTTCCAACCATACACAGTATCAAACAACAAATGATTTGAGTGTGCAATTTCACAAAACAGAACATAACAAATTAATCTCTCCTCAGGTGTCAAATCAAGAAGTGAAGTTAAAATATCACACACGGCCCAAAGCAATTCACCAAGGAGACAACCATCATAATTACCAAAATCACCAGCAAAAACCTTACCACCTTTCTTCTTAATTCTCCGGGCTATACGATCCCAGTCCTGCGAATACGGATTAGTCCCAACACACGTCTCAAAATCAATTCGATTCTCCATTAAATGAGCGACAACAGGAAGAAAATACTGTCTAACCGCAATATTAAACGTCATCTCACCAACGGAAAACAACCTCGTCTTACCAAGTTTAACTCTCTCAAGATCTCGCAATTCATCCTTAAGCGTGTCAACCCAAATTGTCGGCATACGAACACCCTTCTTTGCCAAACTAATTCGCTCATCAAATCGCTTCAAAACCGCAGGATCATCCAAAATCCAATCATCACCCTTTCCGAGCCATTGTTCTTTTCCTGCTCCACACTCACGCATATGAATCCACGGATAACCTGGTGAACTCTTACGTGATATACCCTTAATGTGCGGGTGTCCTTCAATCCCCCTGATAGCCTGTTCAAATGTCAAGGGACGAGTTATCCTAAGAGGAACTGAATTATACATTGCTCTCACGTCCAATACACATTGATCTAAAATATGTGGATCTATTAAAGACGGTGCAACATCAGCCTTCTTCAACGCCTTCAACATTGGATCAACTCGCTCACCATCACTACTCGTAAAAGCCCTCAACACGGCTGGTGCCCTATGGTATGGAATTATAGAGGCACCAATTGGAGATTTGTAGATTTGGGATTTTCCTGGACTAAAAACTGGATCAGAGATCTTTCCAATTGGTGTAAAATTATTTCCAATTGTAGCCAATGTCAACGTATACACATTCTCACGATCCTCAACAGCACTATACTGAGCTACCGTCGGTAAAATTTCAAAATCAGCATTGGAAATAACCGTATCAACCGTCACACCTTGCTTAATTAAAGCCTGCAGCATACCCTCCAACATCGCCTGACTAACGGGGGCCGCATTTCCCTGATACTGTAAATTCTGTTGGCCCGAACAATGAATGCCCAAAATCTTCCTCAGATGCTGCGGACACATAGATATCAGCAAATATCCACACTCACCTGGCAAAGTCTCCAAATTATACTCATAATGATCACGAATCAGCACAGATCCTCTTGGTTCTTTCAATGACGATGACATATCCAGAATTTCATCGGAAGCAACAACATCCTTAGTCGTATAGATGCGAGCAATAACCTTCTCTCCAGGTACCAAACCAATGAGGGAAGCCTTCCCAACTTCTGAGAACCGTGAAATATCACCGACGACAGGAAAGTGACAACGAATATCCGGATGTTGGCGGATATTTCGAGGAAATGCCAAAAGACACACATCACGATAAGCATACTTCTCGTCAGTCATATCATAATGCACATACTGCAAGTCCTCCGTGGAAAAAACAATTCCATCCATACAACTCGGATTTCTCAACCTAATATATTCATAATCACGAATAAGAAACAGCAAATGCTTATTAGCAAGTGCTATCCTTCCAAGCACAAAGCACAAGTTTGTGACATGTCTCCACTCACCTTTAGAATTTTGAACTTCAACCTTGTAAATGCTAGAATACAACAATTTTCCATACAAATTCACGGCATTCTCATCCATACACGCCATAGCTGTAGTTTGGCGTAACTGTTCTTTAAAACCCTCAATGGCTGTATCTTTATTCTTGAATTTACGAACAACTCCCGTTGACAATTCACATTGCGACTCTTTCGGCTGCACATCTCTCTCTTTTACAAAGTAATTTTTGATGGAAGTGAAATACTCACCCTCAACCTGCTTACTTGTATCGTCAACTTGCACCGGCGTCTTGACAAAGATGTTCTGGATCTTAGTCAGAATACCTTCACCTTCAACATCCTTTGCCTCCCGTTCTTTAACAACCTGGTCGCGCTGCTCTAGCACGTATATCGAATCAAACCAGTTCGTATCCGTTATATCAGCGCCACTGACACGTTTTTCTGTGCCAGCCATCAACGGATCGGGATTGAGGAACGTCAAAACCGGTGCAACCCATCGCTCCTGCATTGTGCCTCGAGCAACTCCCACAGCTGGTCGCTCACCCACATTCGATTCACGCATTGCAACCGCTCTTACCGCAGGCCTCTCACCAACATTCGACTCTGCAAAACGCAAGGGATCCGGCACCTTCGCAACCTCACACGACACATCAACAGGCTTCTCGACATTTCGATTCAAAAACTTCCGAATCATATAAACGATGTATATGATGAATTTCAAAAAGAAAAGAGAAGCCATGATCGTTAGGAACATAGAAACAGCTCCAACAACCATCTTGGCAATATCGATCTTAACTCCTCCCTTCGACAAGAACATATCACCTATAGAAGGGGGGGTTGCCAGCAACGTCGTAACAAATGGATTCTCACCCAATGCGTACGTGAACCTCGATAAAGCATTTTCCATCCTACTCTTACATCGCCTGAAGCAAGGAATGGGATATCGTTTATCCTTGCCCATAAGGTGTACAAAAACCCTCGTAAACACATCTCGTCCATCACGCGTATTCGCATAACTCACATATGCGTCAGCAACAATCTTCGAATATATTGCACGAAAACCTTGATCTCGCTGTACTGAGAAACAAGGTGTTCCAGCCAACGGCCCAATAATCTCATATTCCCTCATCGTGGGAGTGGGCAAAGCACCAATATCTATATAAGGTATCGGTACATCATCATCATAATTCCGTACATCAATGTGTTTACGACCAGCCTCATACTGATGACCAAAGAACTTCGACAGGCGAGAAAGAAACATGAAAGGCATCAAAAAACTCAAAAATTGATCAAAGAAAACACGCAACTTATTGCGTGGAGCAACAGACGCTCTAATA